CGAGAGTCCAATTTTCAGTTCAGTTGAAACATGCAATTTGTCTCAAGACAATAAACGAGTTTGTCGCTTCACTGAAAGTGGAGGTAATCTTGATACATGTAATCCAACCTCGGAATTGTTGGAATCAAAATATTCTGGTGATTCTTCTGAAGAAATGCCTCTCCTGTCGTCAGATTGCAAATCGGACTCTTATGAGTCTGATGGCGAAGACGAAAAGGATGAAATACAGATGTCTGTAACAACCGATGTTACAGAACCTGTGAGTGGTAGCATTACCACTGAAGAACAAACACCAGAGTGCGTGATTACAGATGCTGATCAAGAAAAACTTGATGCTGCTGTGTTACGCTGCTTTAAAATTATCAGGGACAAAGGTCTTCCTATCCTCTCATCCAAAGATGATGAAGATATTCCTGTGCAACTTAAGCAAGATATTTTGAAAACGACGAGACCACAAGCCACAAAGCGCAGAGCCAAAAAGAAAAATAAAAATAAGAAAAATAGCTCTGTTCCAGTGACTTCTACTGTTAAACCTTCCCCTGCTTCTACTGATAAGAAGACCACCAAGAAATTGGATTTTCAGAAGAATGTTTAGGAGCCCACATCGGCCTAAACAGGGAAATAAAAAGATGTGATCCTACCATTCTTTCTCCTGAAATCACTTTGCTGGGACACGTGTCTGATAATCCTTTCAGACGCGTTAAAGACACAGAGTTTGAGTTTTATAAAGATCACGCCGAGCTGCTTAAGCTTGGATATACTATTAGTGATTTTGCTAAACCCTCTCGTGGTCCACAAGCTGAATTGACATCATTGATCAATCAGCATACTGGAATCCACCAAGTCGATCCTCCCGCTGAGTTGGAAGAAGGAATTCGAAGAACAGCTTTACTATATCCGAAATCCGTAGACCCTTGGACAACATTGTTCAATGAGACAACGTGGGCTAAGACCCTGTTGAAAGTTAACGGAGATGCAGGACCTAGTTGGCCGTTCGCTCAAGTTCATTCAAAGAACAGAGAAGTTCTTTCTGATGTTGAGTGTAGGTCGTTTGCAGTTAAAACAGCTTTGTTTAGGACAGTTGTTCTAAGCTATATTGATCCAGATGATTTGGAACTGATTTTGACTCACGACCCTTTGTGGGCAGTTGAAAATAATTTAGCTGATCCTTACAGACTCTTCATAAAGAAGGAGCCTACGAAAAAGAAGAAGGTAGAAACCAAATTTTGGCGATTGATAAACAATCTAAGCTTGGTTGACAATTTAGTTGACCGCATTTTGTTTACACCTCAAGACGCAGCAGAAATAGCAATTTGGCCAACGCTTCCATCTAAGTGTGGAGCTGGTCTAACTGATGAAGATGCTGACTTGTTGGTAAAATTCGTCGAAGAAAACGCTCTTAACTTGGAAACTGATATGTCACATTGGGATATAACAGTCCAAGAGTTTTTGATGAAAGCAGACATACGAATTAGAGCAATGTTAAACAATGCTTCTGACGCTTGGCTGAATGCAGCTGATAACGTCACAATCCTAGCCGCCAGGCGTGTCCTTAT